CATATCGACAAATTACCTAATATAAAATTAAGAAATAAACAGGCTAAAGGTTATGTCGTTAAAGACTCTATTGAAGGCTGGGCATCAGCTCTAGATGTGTTGCTATCTTCTTATTTTGTTGGAGGAGGTAAATATCCTGAATTTGAAGGAAGAAGAATATTCTTTGATCTTTCTCAAATACGTCCAGCTGGTTCTATGATATCAGGCGGATTCAAGGCTCCAGGTCCTGATGGTTTAAGAAGATGTTTGGATCGAGTAGAATATCTAATACAAGGAATAGTATTAGCTGCTAATACTAAAGAAACAAGATTAAATCCTATTCATGTCTATGATATATGTATGCATGCTTCTGATGCTGTATTATCTGGAGGAGTGAGACGTTCAGCAACTATATGTCTGTTTTCTCCTGATGATGATCAGATGATGAATGCTAAAACTGGAAACTGGTTTATAGATAATCCACAAAGAGGAAGATCAAACAATTCTGCAGTAATTGTAAGAGATGAAGTTACTAAAGAACAATTCAATAAAATCATGGAATCTGTAAAACAATTTGGAGAGCCGGGATTTTATTTCGTTGATTCAAAAGAACATACTACTAACCCATGCGTTGAGATCGGTATGTTCCCACAAAAAGATGGACAGTCAGGATGGCAAGGATGTAATCTTACAGAGATTAACGGTGGCTTATGTACAACAGAGGAAAATTTTTATAAGGCATGTAGAGCTGGAGCAATACTCGGTACTCTACAGGCAGGTTATACTGATTTTAAATTTATACAGCCTATATCAAAAGAGATATTTGATAGAGAAGCATTGCTTGGAGTTTCTATAACAGGCTGGATGAATAATCCCGATATCTTATTTAATGATAAGATCTTGAGAAAAGGAGCTAAAATTGTTAAAGAGGTTAATAAAGAAGTTGCAGCTATCATTGGTATTAATCCAGCAGCCAGAACTACTTGTGTCAAGCCTTCAGGTAACGCATCGGTTCTATTGCAGACAGCTTCTGGTATCCACGCTGAACACAGTAAGATGTATATTAGAAATGTTCAGATGACAAAGGACTCTGAAATATCACAGGCAATACTTAAAAGTAATCCATACATGATAGAGGATTCAGTTTGGTCAGCGGGTGGTACCGATTATGTTATTAGTTTTCCAATACTTCCAAAGAAAGGTTCTATCTACAAAGATGATCTACTAGGAATTAAACATTTAGAATTAGTCAAGAAAGCTCAACAGAATTGGGTAGTTGCTGGAACTAATGAAGATCTTTGTGCTGATGAAGGATTAAGACATAATGTGTCAAATACTATTATTGTGGATGATTGGGCAGAAGTAGAAAGTTATGTATTTAAAAATAGAAATCATTTTGCTGGAATCTCTTTTTTACCAATGACCGGTGATAAAGATTATAATCAAGCACCTAATACAGCAGTTATAGATGAAAAACAAATGGTTAAAGAATATGGTTCTGCAGCAATATTTGCTAGTGGTATGGTAGTAGATTCATTAAAAGCTTTTGACAATCTTTGGAACGCATGTTCTACAGCTCAAGGTATAGGAGAAGACTTAGCAATTGAAAGTTCTGAAAACGCTTTGAAGCGAGATTGGATACGAAGATTTAAAGCATTTGCAAATAACTATATGAACGGTGATATTAAGAGAACAGAATATTGCTTAAAGGATGCATACCTTTTACATAAGTGGCAGAAGATTCAATCAAATTTAAAAAAGATAGAATGGTTAGATGATATTACACAAAAGAAGTATACAGACATTGATACTACTGGTGCCGCCGCATGCGCAAGCGGTGAATGTGAAATAGATTTCTAACATGAATGAATATCTCATTGAATGTCAAAGCTGTGAACAAGAGTCCCATATAGTATCAGATGTAGAACCCGCTTTCTGTCCTATGTGTGGACAATCAGCTGCGACAATCATTGTCAACGAGGAAGACGAAGACGATGATATATAATATATGTGGTATTATAAAGATAAAAAATTTCAACTAGAAGATTATCCTAACGATAGTTTAGTAGGATTTGTCTATCAAATAACTGAAAAAGATACAAATAAAAAATACATTGGTAAAAAACTATTTTGGTCTAGCCGTAAGAAAAAAGTTAAAGGCAGAAACAGAAGAGTTGTTTTAGAATCCAATTGGAAAGATTATTATGGATCTAACAGAAAAATTCAAGAATTAGTTGAAGAAAAAGGATTTAAAAGATTTCATAGAGAAATACTAAAACTTTGTAAATCAAAGGGAGAGTGTTCTTATTGGGAATCAAAATTACAATTTGATAATCATGTACTATTGAGAGATGATTATTATAACGAAATCATTCACTGTAGAATAAACTCAAAACATTTGAGTAAGGAGAGCATATTATGGCAGTTACAGAAAACGAACCCCCTAGAAAATTAGATATATATGAAATTTTAGAATCTTCTGGTAAAAAAAGAAATAGAGCAGATAAAGTTAAGGTTTTAAAAGAGCATTCATGTGGAGCTTTAAAAGACATCTTAAGAGGAATATTTGATAGTACAATAACATGGAATCTTCCTACAGGATCAACTCCTCCATATACACCATGTCAAGAACATAATCACCCAGCAACTTTAAGAAGAGAAAATGTTCAATTTCAATTTTTTGTTAAAGGTGGAAAAGGAGATAAACTTCCAGCTTATAAGAGAGAAAATATATTTCTAGGAATGTTAGAAACTGTACATCCAGATGATGCTGAATTGCTTATAAAATTAATAAACAAAGAAAAGCCTGAAGGTATATCAAGAGTGGTAGTTGAAGAAGCATTTCCTGGCTTATTGAAAGACAGTGAAGAAAAACCTTTAGTTCATTACTAATTAGCTATTTACATTGCTTTTAAAATGTGGTAAAATAAAATATGGGACAAATATACAAAGACTCAAATGAAATTGTAGCAGCTACTGGGGCAGACTTAATATTACGAGCTGCTTTCAAACATGAAGTAGAGACTATAGAGGCTAGAATAAAAAATAATAAGTTTTACCATCCAACTCCACAAACTATTGTGGATTACCTAAATCTTAGAATTAAAGAAATAAGTGAGATGAAAAATGCCAATTTATAGTTTAATAGAAAAATCTACTGGTAAAGAAACTGAAATAAATTGTAGTTATAATGAACTTGAAGCTATGATATCTACAGGTAAGTGGGAAAGAAAATTAGTACCACCAAATATTGTGTCAGGTGTTGGAAGTTTGAGATCCAGAGTCCCAGACGGTTTTAGAGATAGATTAAATCAAATTAAAAAAGGATCTACAAAAAATAACACTATTGAAACTTAAGGAAAATATATGGAATTTATACATGAAAAAATTGATATTGGTTATGACACGTTGGATAGAACGGACAGTCCCGATGGACGCAGGTACGTTTCACTTGATGGGAATGCTTATCCTTCTGTTACTACTGTACTTAGTATCCTAGGAGAAGAAAAGATAGCCGCATGGAAGAAGCGAGTAGGTGAAGCTAAGGCTGAACAGATTGGTAAAGTTGCTAGAGAACGTGGAACTGCAGTTCATTCTATTGTAGAGAAATATCTAAATAATGAAGATACTTCTGACTTTATGCCGCATATTAAACAATCTCTAGAAAATTTAAAACCGCTTTTCCATAGAGGATTTGGTAAGATATATGGCAATGAAATGCCTTTATATAGTGACCATCTAAAATTAGCTGGTACCTGTGATTGTATTGCTGAATGGCATGGAGTTCCCACTGTCATAGATTTCAAAACATCTCGCCGACCTAAGAAAAAGGTAGACATCCCAGCTTATTTTTGTCAGTTAGCTGCATATGCTGTTATGTGGGAAGAGAGAAGTGGAATGGCCATTACTAATTTAGTAGTTATAATGGATGTAGATGATTTTCATCCAGTTACTTACAAAGAACATAGAGATAATTGGATTCCTATGCTAAAAGATACTATCAAAGAATATAATCATAGAAAAATGTATAGACCATAAACTGTAACAAATTTGTTACACTATTTAACTTTTTTCATATTTTTTCTTTTAAAATGAAATTAACTATATACATTGTCAAAAAAATTTGATATAATGATTATATAAGGTAATTAATATTAAGGAGTAGAAAAAATGACAAATACAAATCAAATTAGATTTTTCGAAGCAAAAGACGGTGGAATTGAATTATTCTCTGATCCAGGTGTTAAAATCGGTTTTGCAAAAACTGCTAAAGATCTTACAAAGTTACTAAATAAATTTAACTTTGTAGATGGTACAGCACATTTTGGTTCTTCAATGGATTTTGCTGATGAGTACGGTTTCACAAAAAGAGAAGGAGCTTACGATATGATAGTTGAAGGTTTCTTAAATTCGAGGAATGCATAATGGATCCTAAAGTAATTCTTATTGATACAGACGGTGTCCTTCTTAATTGGAGAGACACCTTTGATGCTTGGATGATGAGACAAGGCATATATGCTAAAGGAGATGTTCGTCAGTATGATCAAACTATCAGATATGGTATAGATCAAGAAAAGGTTACACATCTTATTCAAATGTTTAATCAATCAGCAAACATTGGTTATCTTCCACCTCTTTATGATTCTTATAAATATGTTAGAAAGCTATTTGAAGAACATGGTTATAAGTTCTTAGTAGTTTCATCTTTATCAAAAGATCCTTATGCTCAAAAACTTAGAACTAAGAATCTTCAAATGATATTTGGTGAAGAAGTATTCGAAGATTTTATTTATTTAGATACTGGTGCTGATAAGACAGAAGTTTTAGCAGAACTATCTACAATATATCCAGGAGCTTATTGGATTGAAGATAAAGTTGGTAATGCTAAAATTGGTAATGAATTAGGATTTGATTCAATTTTAGTAGCTCACCCTCATATTAAAACAGAAGATACTGGATCAATACCAATTATGAAGAATTGGAAAGAAGTTTACGAATATGTAACAGGAGAAACATGGATATGAAATTCTTAAAAAATCAATCTTTTATAGCTATTATGATAGCAACAGTATTACTTACCGGACTTATTATGTTATTTTCATTAGGAGCAAATGCACAATCAGTTACAATTACTAGTGATGTTAAAGATCATTATAAAATCATTATTGATAGACAACCGTATACTGTAGAAATTTGTGAAAAAGGAAACTCATCTGGAGCCACAGCTGGAGACTTATTGTCTGGTGCAATAATAGGCGGAGCTATAGGTAATAATATAAAAGGTGAAGAAAACGGTGGAGCTATAGGAGCTTTACTTGGTACTTTGTTTGCTAATGAAAAAGCTAAAGAAGATAAATGTTTTGTTCGAACTCGATACAATGAAACTCGAAGAGAAGTATATGACTATAGCACATTTACTTTTCAGTATGGAAACAAAACTTATACATCTAATTTTGTGAAATAATGTTTAAGATTTATACCAAAAACAATTGTGGTTGGTGCGAAAGAGCTAAAAGATTATTAGACGAAAATAATATTATGTACAAAGTGATTAATATCGATGAATCTTTTGAAGATAAAATGGTATTAAAAGCTTTAAGATTGAAAACAGTGCCACAGATATGGGACGACCTTGATACTCATCTTGGAGGTTATGAAAATTTAATAAAATGGTTAGGAGAACATAATGAAAAAAATTGATTATTTGACTTTCTTACAACAAGAAATCGAAGAACTAACATCTCGATTTAGACCAGAAGATACTGGTCATATTAGAACAGCAGTTAGCGTTTTAAAAGATAGAGCTGAAGAAGTAAAAAACGAACTTAGAGATTTAGAAAATATGTTAGGAAAAGGAGATTTAGCATGATGTCATTAGCAAGTTACCTTACACTTAGATCTGAGTATGAAGATATTGTTCATGATTATAAAGTTCCAGAAGAAATTAAAGTAGGATTAGAAGAAAGCTTTAAATGGTTTGATAAATATGGCTATAAATCAAACTCACTACGTAGTAACTTTAGTAGAGCTAAAGATATATGTAGATTACTTTTAGGAGAACTCAATGTCAAAGAAACTACAAAAGGGCAGCATTTGGGAACAAGCTGATACAGATGGAGACGGTGTAGTTACTGATGATGAAATGGCTATGACAGAAAGAATGATAAGATTAGAAAATAATGATAAGATGCAAGACCAACAAAGATTAATATGCTGGGCTTCTTCTTTATCTTCAATAGCATTAATTATTATTGCTATGTCCCCTATAATACCAGACGCTAGAATAGAAATGGTCACTGCATTATTGTCAACATATGTAGTAGCTAATCTTGGTATAGTTGCAACATTTATGGCAACTTCAGCATTTGCAAGGAACAGCGATAATAAAAAATAATTAATTTATAATATAAGTAAGGTGAAATGAAAAGATTAATATACCAAGTTTGTCTTGGAAAAAAATCTAAGTTATATGAACATTGTATTAATTCAGTTAAAGAATATTGCAAAATATATAATATAGACCACTTTGTACAAACAATACCAAAACTAAGAATAAAGCCTGACATTTTCTCAACCAACAGAAGTGTTGAATCATATGAGAAACATGGAGGCTTTTTGCCTATATATGAAAAGGAAAACGCTTTTTCATACTTTCCTACTTACGATCAAATAGCTATAATAGATGCAGACGTTTGGATACGACCTAATAGTCCAAAT